GAGCGCGATAATTATTGTCCAGCACTGGCACAGTATTATTGTAAGCAGCTGATTGGGTAATAACATCGACCTGGAACCAACTGTTGCTACGAGACCACGGATTCAAATCGCCACTGGCTCGATTTATTGTAAGATAGTCAGGAACCAGAGGCTCTGGTGTGCTGAAATTTGTAACTGGCAGCAACTGAATTGCAGTGCCGACACCTTCGACATAGTAGTAGTTGTTTTCGTAACTGGATGGATTTGTTGTGCCACGAAATACCACCTGCATACCATTGGTAAATGTCACACCATTGGGACTGGTATATGTTTTTTGTCCAATAATCTTGTTAATATCTAATATGCTAGCAGATGTTTGATCAATCAAATCAATGCGACCAAAAATATTTGGATCTGTTCCGTCCTGGTACCATAACACACTGCGTGCCGCAGTCAGCAGTGGTATTTGTTCAAAATAGCCGTTGGCATCTTTGTACCACTGTGTGCTTGCCCATTGATTGCCAAACAAAATAGTAAATTTGTCTAAATCTGGTACAGGTGCAACGCTGGTCAATGCCAAGTACACACGCCCACCTGAATCAGTTTGATACTGTATCCTCCACACGCTGTATTGTTGTGCTGTATCTGTAATAAAAGTAGTTTGATCAAATGGTAAACTGTCAAAACTACCAGGTTGTTCATTTTGCCCAGTCAGTAACGGATCAAAAGGAGTCGTAATATCCCATCCCTGTGTAGAAGTAAAAACAACCGTGCGACCATTTAAATTTGTTATGCCATCAATGCCATCAGGATTGGCCTGAACAAAATTGTCAAGAAATTGGTTATTCACTTGATCAAATTTCAGAGTAGTTGAAATAAGATCAACTGTACCGTTGTTCAATGGAAGTGGAGTCAAGTTGTAATAAAAACTCTGTGCGTCACTGAGCGGCACATCAAATGTCACAGTGCCAAGATCAATACCGTTGTTGGTCACACCCAGCACAGTTCTGCTGCTGATATTAGGAGTAGCAGGTATCTGCCCGTTCACACCAGGATCGGATTGAATCCAAAAATCATTGCCAGTACCCGGTGTTGCGCCAATGATACTAAACTGTCCTTGCAGATTAAATTCTATAGGATTGCAATAGTACAAAGTGTCTGGTGCATCTTGTGGTACCGTGAATATGATCTGACCGTCGCTGGCACCGTTGTTTATAACTCCATCAGAATATATGTTTACAATTCCCAGGCTAGCAATAGTTTTAATGTAGAAAGGAAACGCGCCTGTGAGTGAAAGATTAAAATAGTAGGTGTTGCCACGAACCAGTGTCAATGTGGGGTTTGATTCTTGATTAATTACATATGCACTTGTGCCGTTGTTGGTCACACGATATGTTATGGTTTCTGTGGTATTTTGTGCAACATTAAATGTGTAACTGCCGCCTTTGACCAAAGTTAAAGTGGGATTATTGCCAGCATAGGTGCTGAAAGTATAAACACCATTGGCACGTGTTACTGTGAAGTTATCAGTGGTTGGTACACCAGTGGCAGACACATCCACAGGCATTGGACCATTGGGTAACCAATAGTACTGTGCATAGTTTACAAATTTGTCAAAATCAACAAACGGATCCCAGGTATAGTAGTCACTGGTATACAAATAATCTGCATTGTCCGTGACACCGCCTTGCAGTGTAATTGCATCTGTTAATCCTGGATAGGTTATAACATCAACAACTGTTTTTGAGTCAGTAGGGTCAATTTGAACCACACCTGGTTCAAGCTGATAGTCATTGCGACTTTTTGTGGGTTCAATTACATATTGATCATTGGCATTGACGCCAGGCCCAACTTTTTGTCCAATAAATCCTTGTGATTTTTTGAATCGAGGTTCTTGAACCAATTGATCCAAGGTAGCTGCCAAAAACTGTTTGTTTACTGGTGTTTGAAATATTTCTGGTAGAAAATCAACTGAACGAACTGTGGCCATTAAATTACTCCGCTACCAGGGGCAGTCTGTAGATTTGTGCTGGTCAATGCAGTTATGACCTGTATGTCATTGACTGTGGCTCCATTGACAAAAATTTGATTTGGTGCGCATCTTATTTCGTATAGATCGCCAAAACTCTTTTGTGGGTTCAGTGGAACTAATACCACTGAACTGACTACATCGCCTATTTGCTGATGTATGTATGCAGCCAATTCTGAAAAATAGAATGTTTGCCCAAAGTCCCATACTGCTATATCAAAATATGCATTCATGTTGGCTACAACCAAATTTTTAATTTCATTAATACTGGCAGTGCTTTGAATTGACTGTATGACCTTGATAGTGGCTCTCAATGCAGGGTCTGCTTTGCTGCCAAACAAGGGCTGGAACTGCACTGAATTTAATATCATGTTGTCAGATATCATTTTATAATTTTGCAATCCTACATAAGCAGTGGTCAAATCATCAATTGTGGGGGCCGACGGCAATGGTACTGTACCTGTTGAATCATACAACCAATTGGTATAGGCAGTATAGTAGGCATTGGTAGCAATATATATGTCAATGATATTAGTTGATCCAGGATCTATCCTGCTGGTCAATGGTGAATTGTGTCTGTATTGGAAATACAAACTCTGACGCCCAGTATAGGCAATATAAGTTGAATTTACTACTAACACAGTGTTACCAGCAGTGTTAACAGTTAGCGTGTAAAATACCTGATCTTGATAGGCATAAAACACTTGACCAAGATTGTACTGTGACATAGCTAGTTCAATCGCTCCAACTGTGGCATAATCACTGTTGACTGTGCCCGGCGCGACCAACAAATATCTTTGTAGATTGTCAAAATCAACTGTTTGTTGTAAGAATACCAATTTGTGGTTAGGGTTAACCGCAGGAGCAACTATATCATTGAAGAAATCTGGGTTAATTGGTATCAGATCGCCGGGTGTGGTAGCAAAACTAACCAGTACTTGAAAGTCATCAACTAGGCCATCACTTAACACAGGTTGATCAATGATGGTCAAAATATTGTCTCCTGCCAATGGATAATTGCTGTCAGGTTGACTATTGACCTTTAATACATTCACATAGTCTCTTACCACAGTGCCTGTGCGTGAATCATAGATTGGTTGATTGGTATAAAAGAAAAATCTTGTGTCTATAACACTGGCAAAATAATAATCCAGGCTTCTTGAAACTACTGTGTAGTTGGCTAGACCAGGTGCAGTAGTAGTGCATTGTATCAGCCAAGAAGCGTCACTATTGGTACCGGCAGTGCTCTGTTGATTGGCCAAACTGAATGTAGCATTAGCAGCCAGATTGTTGGCAGTTATGATATACCATGTGGCAGTTATGTTGTTGTAACCAATGCCAAAGTTTTGATTTAGATAGATCTGATTCACAATACTTTGACGAACGCTTACAGGGATATCTGTTACAAAAACAGGAATAACTTGAGTAGGTATAGCACCAGTGGGTACAAAATTATTCAACACAACTGGACCCACACCCGATGGTAAATTGCCGTAGCCATTGGCAGTGCCAGCAAGATACACAGCAGTGGGACTGGCCCAGATAGATAATTTATCTCCTGCTTGGCCTGGCGAACCTACCACCAGCTGATTTTCAGCGTTGAAGTAATAACCACTGGGCGGAACAAATTTAACCAAACTACTTTCAGTTATGTACTTGGCATTGTTACTGGCATAAGTCCCAATGGGTACTGGAACTCCTGCAGAATTTTGAAAATATCCAGTGGTTTCATTTGTAATTACTGTGCTTTGATGCCAGGTATAATTTAATACTGACAAGTCAGGACGAGTAAAGTTGGCATAATAAAATTGTTGTAGTCCAGCTTTTAGCAACAACGGACTGATTTGATTATAAACCACGTCGGAAATATCTGGAATAGTCAACCACGAAAATTGAAATGCTGGTAATGTGTTTGCTTCATATAGTGCGCCATCAGCCGCAAATATATTTGTGCTGGAATATTTTCCAGTACCGTCAACAAGATCAAGATACCGACTGGTACCAATGCTTGCACGATTTAGTGCCTTGCTTTTTAAAATACTGTTGTATTGTGTAAACGGAAAATTTGTGTAGTCTTCACCGTTGACCATGCGATTTTGTGTGTAGTACTGTGCAGGTGCCCGTTGTTTGATTTGTTGTAGAGTTTCACGAGCCTGTGCATTGGTCACAGGAGTGGTGATACCACAAGTAAATGTTATGGTTTCAATCTGATTGGTACGGCTAACATAACTGATTGGAATGCTGACACTTTGCATTTCCTCTGGGTTGATGATATAAGTCAATCCATTGCTGGCACGTACATATGTACGGAATGTGCCCACTGGTATGGTGCTGAATATGCCATCACCAAAGTTTAATATAATTTGATCGTTGGTAGCACTGGTTATACTGTAGATGTCTCTTGTACCCGGTGCCAATTGTTCAATGGCCGCTGCATAAACACTCTGTACAATTTGCCAGTAACTGGTTATGTTTCCTACGTTGTCTAACTGATACAACCATACATCAGTGTTGTTGATACCTTCGATATTGATATTAACCTGACGATTAGCAATGCGTTCTGGCAGATTAAAGTCTTGATTTTGCAACACACCTTGTTTAAAATAGAAGAAAAATCCTGTGTTAGCACTTGAGAATCCCAATTGATCATTTCTAAACAACACATTGAATTGTCCATTGGGCAAAGGAGGCGGTTCGTAAATGTAGTTTTGACCACTGCTGGTAGCATTAACTGCTTCAAATGGCATGTTGATGCCATCAATGGTTGCGGTATAAGGTATCACAGGAATATAGCCTGGCACCAAATTTATAGTGTACTCCTGAGTGTCAACTCCCAGTATAACCTGATCATTTCCTGGCTTGCCGAAACGCTGGGTGTTGACTAATGCTGCATTCACAATACTGGTAAATTGTTCTTGCCAGTTGAGATTACTGGGATCAGCCCAGTTTACTGTGATATTGGCCAGGTTAACCCCGTTGTAATCTTGCACATTTTCTGTAGTTTTGACGCTGAATACTTTGAGGTATCCTGACGCTTCGGTGTTACGCAACGGCGAATAGCTGACCAAATTGGCCAATTTGATCACACTGTCTCGGCGTTCTGCAGTGTCTAAATAGTTTTCACGTGTGTTCAGGTCAGATCTAAATGCAAGACTTTGGCCCATAAAAGCCATGACGTCTAACAAGGCAATAAATTCTGATGATTCAATGTAGTCATTAAATGTTTCTGGATAATACAAACGCAGATAGTCCACAAAACTCTTGCGTAAGGTTTCAAAATCATAACTTTGAAAGTCAGCTTCTCGGTAGGTCTGATAGATTCGTTTCCAATCTTCAACTCCAAATATTGCTGTCTGTCTCGTAGTTGTGGCCATGCTTCTTCCTGTTTTTATTATTTATGGGAAAAATAAACTGCGCAGTTAAACGTAACTGGCAACACCCTGACCTTGATCAAAAAATATTGCCAGCAATTGAGCATCTTGTCCAGCTACTGTTTTTAGTGCGAGTTGTATCAACAAACCATTTTGTTGCGGAAATACCTGTAGCGAGTCAACATACACTCTGGGATCTCCAGCAACAACTCGTTGAATTTCGTTATAGATACTGGCCAATGTTTCTTGTGTTTGATTTTCAAACAAGTTATTCCAGAGTGTGGTACCAAAACTGGGACGCCCCACCAGCTGACCTTGCCTGATGTTAAAAGCATTCAGAAGGTCTATTTTGATCAGGTCAAAATCAACCACAGTAAATTTTTTATACTGATTGATAGTGTTGAATCCAATGAATGTGGCCATGATGTATTTACCCGAAGAAATTACTCACTGCACTACCAATATCTGTAGACGCAGTGTTTATTGCAGAGTTGATTGCAGATGTAGCTTGACCTTGTAGGCCCGCCAGCACGTTCTGTGCTTGAGTAATATTTGTAGCAGCTGACTGTGATTTAGCAGTTGGCAATGAGTAAATTGGCGTAGGAAT